TGCCATCGTAGATTTTATGCTCAGCTGCCTTAATGTATCTGCCAAGACTAAGGTTATAGACTGGCGATCGCGGTTGTATGCATCGAGGTGCTTTCTCCGGGTTCACGAGCTCCATCTTAACAAACGCAATAGAACATGCGTCACGTCGAGATAGACCGAGTTGCATCAGATGCTTATAAGCATTTGCATATATCGTGTGCCTACGACCCGAATACGTCTCTACAGTTTCCTGTAAAGTGTACGGGGTGGTACGGGCAGTACGACTCAGCAATTGCGTTTTAAAGCACTTGAGGCGATCAGCGAACAGATCCTTGTTCACTGATGGTGGAGCCACAAAGTTATCCCCAACTTTGCAGTAGTACATGCGTGTTAATAACGCACACTCCAATGTACCTATGTCACGATTATTGACCCCCAGATCCAGGTTGGGTGACAACTCCTTAATGGAGTACAACCTGCGGGGTTTGGCCACTTCCTTAGCATGTCTGTTGACGGTGAGCCTAGGATCACTAAGATTACTCTTCTGTGAAACTCCATCAACAATGCCAAGGCCTCCTCATGCCCTGTCTTCGAGACCATTATAGCCTCGGACAGAGAATTTGTCCCAGAAACGTTGATAAACGTTCCTTGGACCGGCGTTCCGGTGGTGTCGTAGGTGCGTGCGTGCTTCATTACTTGCGGCTATCTGGGCCCCCAAAATGTCCATTTCATCCGGTATAAATACCATTGATATGATCACCTCAAGAACCTGGCGCTGATGTGATGGCCTTACTCCATGCCCATCCATCAGCTGCACCGCCATGCGCCTTACACATAACCTATTTGCAGCATTATCTTTTGGTACACCCAATTTGTTCTTGATTGTGCCTGATACCCCTGAAATGTACTCACCACGACGGTGACGACTAATTCGGCGATTACAGATTTCCTCTCGAACATTCTGGCAATTCACAAAGACCTTGCTTGCTTTCGGTTCCTCTTCCACTTCAACGCCAGCAGCTGGTGGGCATACACCCTCCACCGCTACCTGGCCAACGAGTGCCGGTACATGCAACACAATGGCACGCTCCTCAACAACTCCTTCCCCTACAGGGGCATCCACTTCAACCAAAGCGGGTAACACATCATCGTTGTTAGTAATAACAACGGCTTCGCCTACTAAGGCGGCATCAGTACCAAATGGTACTGGAAGTTGATTCAACCTTGCCAACAGCAGGTACGCTGTGTCATCGTGAATCAACCCTTCCACACCCAACTTAAACTTGGGCGCGACATAGTTGTTAACTATGATTTTCTCAGAGACATTCGCGAGATGACTCTCTTGCGCATCGTGGTTGTACTCAACACACTCAATAGATTGAGTGTCGCGTACCTCCCTACCAGCGCGAATGTGGTTGCTAACCACTACGTCGTCGACTGTCGCACAACAGATATACATCTGTAGTGCGCCTACAATATCACGGTACATTTCCCCATATGTCATGGGGGTGTATCGATCATTTACTGCATCAACGACAATGGGCGTCCCGGCAAAGAAGCTAGCAGTGCCGATAATTGCAAAAAAAGCTAAAACCATTGAGAAAGAATGGGGTGAGTCTTAGCAGTTTGCGACGCCTGGG